GAACCCCATTCCCTCAAGATTCTGTACCATCTGCACGGCACCCCAACGGTCAAACGCGATCTCGCGGATGTTATATTTTAAACCGAGCTGCTCGATGAACGTTTCGATGAACCCGTAATGCACGACGTTCCCTTCGGTCGTTAGCAGGTAGCCCTGCTTTCCCCAAAGGTCATAGTTCACATGATCGCGCCGCACGCGCAGGTCGATGTTCTCCTCGGGAATCCAGAAGAACGGCAGGATAAAGTATTTATCATTTTCATCCAGCGGCGGGAAAACCAGAACGAATGCCGTGATATCCGTGCTGGACGAAAGATCGAGGCCGCCGTAGCAGACCCGGCCTCTTAGTATCTCCGGGTCAACCGGGAACGCGCATTTATCCCAAACGTCCATCGGCATCCAGCGGATCGCCTGTTTGACCCACTGGTTCAACCGGAGCTGACGAAAAGCGTTTTCTTCGGCGGGGTTCTGCTGCGCGCTATCACACGCGGCTTTGACTTTATCGATCCCCACCGTAATCCCGAGCGACGGATTCGCCTTCTTCCACACCTTTTGATCCGTCCAGGAATCATTCTCTTCTGTGCCGTAGATCACCGGATAGAACGTCGGGTCTGTTTTTCTACCGTCGAGAATGTCCTTGGCTTTCGAATGTACTTCCCAGCAGATGGAGTTCGTGTTGTCGCCTGCGGTTGTAATCAGAAAATACAGCGGTTGCATACGAGCATCACCGCTGCCCTTGGTCATAACGTCAAAAAGACGGCGGTTTGGCTGGGTATGCAATTCGTCGAAAATGACGCCGTGTGTGTTAAATCCGTGCTTGTTGGCAACGTCCGCGCTGAGCACCTGATAGTAACTCCCGGTCGGCAGGTACACAATTCGCTTTTGCGACGCGAGAATCTTTACGCGCTTTGCCAGCGCCGGGCACATGGTGACCATGTCCTTGGCAACCTCGAAGACGATCGACGCTTGCTGGCGATCGGCGGCGCACCCGTACACCTCAGCGCGCTCTTCATTATCGCCACAAGTTAGCAGCAGCGCGATCGCGGCGGCCAGCTCTGATTTTCCATTCTTCTTTGGTATTTCGATATATGCTGTATTGAACTGGCGGTATCCGCTCGGTTTCAGTGTGCCAAACACATCACGGATGATCTGTTCCTGCCAGTCGATGAGGAGAAACGGCTTCCCCGCCCATGTACCCTTTGTGTGCGCAAGGCACTCAATGAAAGCGGCTGCTTTATCCGCCGCCTGTTTGTCATACACCGAGTCCTTCGCTTTGAACGGAGTCGGCGTGTACTTCTTCAGTTTTCGTAGCATCACCGCCTCCTCCTCATGAAATCAAAACGGAGGCCCGCTTGAGCCTCCGTGTCCGGCTTGGTTTGGTTATCGTGCGCCGTTGGGGCAACCGCCCCATCCGTCTCTTCAACCACTCAGTGGCGGCGACGTTGCGCGACGCGGCATCGCGGCGATTCATGCACTCGATGCGCCCTGATCGCCATCGTGTACCGCCGCTTTCAGAATCTCTGCGTCGAACCCTGCTGCTCTGTACCCTTCCAGAATAGTGCTGTAATAGAAAGCGCTGGGCTTGTTCTGTGGTTTTCCGCTGATTAAAATGTAGATCAGCGCATCTAGCGGAGAACCGTCACGGCGGATTTTGATCGTCGCTTTCCGATACGGTTCCGGCACACCAATCAAGCGGTCAATCGCGGTCTCATCCTGCGATGTGATCTCCCAGAGCAGCGCCGGTACGTTCGCGCCTTTTGCCTTTTCTACCGTCGCAATCGCGCAAGCGTGACCACCGCGAAAAGCCAGCCTGTAATTCTTCAGCTCCGTGGTACCGATCGGCTTTGCGGTCGGGCAGCGTTTCGCCATCTCCGCGCGATTCAGGCCAACACCGTAAGCGGCAAATATACGATTACTCATTTCCCTCAATCCTCCGGCACTCATCCTCGCCGTATATGACGCCGAGCGTACTGCCGCGATCCCAATTCACGTGGATGCTGCCAATATCATCCACACAAATCACCGTTCCATAGTCGCCTTGCTGAAGGGTTGCGTAAGGATCGCTCATGCGAATCAGCATTACCCGCGTACCGAGTGTGTAACACTCTTTGAGCTGCTTTAGCATCTCTGGATGAATTCCGTTCATTCTTCGTCACCCGCTTCCCGTGCGGCACGAAACGCCGCGTTGCCAGAGAGGTTTTTCAGCAGGATCTTTCGTGCTTCCTTGTACTCCGAGCCGATAAATCCGAGTCGCAGCAGGAAGCAGCGGAAGGCGTACTTCTCGTTTTCGATTTCCTGCTCCGTCGCGCTGACGCGCTTTTGTGTGCGCGCCAGTTCGCAAAGTCCCTGTACCAGTTGGTAGTAGGCGGCGATCTCAGCCTGATCGTCGGTCGGTCGGAACCACCCGAACTCGATCCTGTCAGAGTGTTCTGTGATCGGGAGGCTGTCCGTACCGAGCGCCTTTTTGAGTAGAATTGCCTTGCTTGCGACCAGCCGCCTTAGGTTCTCCATTGCAGTCGGCGTCATACCAGCCTTCGGCAGCTCGACTGCGAGGCGGTCGGGATCGACAGTGCGAGGTGTTTCTTTTTTCAGTTGATCCGGCTCGACCGTTTTGGGTTCAGCGGGCGTTACCGCTTCGCCTACCCGTTCGCCGATGAAGCCGTCGTGTGCCAGTTCGCGTTTCAACATCTCGATCTGCGCCTCATCTGTGCCAACCGGGCAAATGACCGTACCATTCTTGTCGACCGTGTAAGCTCCCACCTGAAATGCGAAGCTTGGCGCGCCGAGGTATCGCGTCGCGTCTTGCAGCACATCGCGCATGACCGCGACCAGTGCCTTCCGTCTGTCCCCCGTAACGTTGTACTTGATCTGCATTGTGAATACCTTCCTTCCGATTTGGTAGTCACATACATCACTCTTTTGGGTGTGAATATCAAGCTATTTCGCCGAGAAATACAGCGGATTCCGACAGAATTCCGGATAACACAAACACAACGCACGGCAAAGCGACTCCGTTGCCCCAGAGCTTATACTCCGCGGCGTCGGTGTAAGGATCGTTCAGCCATTTTGCGATTTGCCTCTTCGTCTTCGGTTTCATTGCCGAACCAGTGATTCTACGGTGCGTTTCAAAAACGTCCCGCCAACATTCAATCTCTTGTTCAGAGGGATTCTCCGTACCGACATCCGCGCACCACCAATCTGGGAAACCTTGCAAGCGGGCGCATTCCTCCGGCGTTAGCCGTCGTACAGCGTATCGTGGCTCTTCCGAGTATCTCATAGGAACGAGCATGTCATTGGACGCATCCTGCCCGTTGAACCCGCCGGGATGCGCGCCGGGTGAGATCGTTCCGCAAACGCGCTGATACGGCTCTACCACATACTTGCTGTCTTCCACCTGCTGGTTCTGCGGGAATTTATAATCGCTAGCACAGAGACAGCCAACCCGATCGGGATAGCACACGGCATGATGATCGGAAGTATTGAGTGTAAAACATACCCCTTCGTTCACGCCGTCGCCTTGCGGACCGTTGCGGTCGCTTCGCCCGATCATGCTGCCTTGCAGCGCGTAGGTTTGCTGCTTTATGCCCGCACGAGCGGATAACGCTCCGGCAACGTCTCCGAGATCGCGCACTTCGTCACGCTGGTTCTGAGTAAACGCGACGACCGCGATACCGCCTTGATTACAATCCGGCCTACCGCCATTCGCGTCAAGCGTACGGGCGGTATCTGCTTCGTAAAATCCGCTCTCGGGGTTATCCGATCGCATGGCATTGCTGCCATCGGAGCACACGCCGAACGCGCGGTTCATGACGAGCGGAACGTTCATCCCGCCCGTTCCCATACGTGCGGCGAGGGTTTGTACAAGACCGTCCTTCTCCAGCTTGCATCGACCATCGATCGGATGATTCTCTATAGCGACCGCCGTTTGGTTGTCGCCCATATCCGCGCGAAGGCACCCCGTGCTTTCCGGCCATGTATGACCTCCGAGCCGTCTCAACGCACCGGGTTCGAATCCAACTGCCGTAACAGCGCTTGTTCCAGCACCTCCGGCAGACGCTTGCCCCTCGCTTTTGCGCGGCGTAAAATACCGGCGCATGCCTTCGCGCTCAAATAGTATTTCTCCGGCGCGTTCGTCGACAAAACTTGCGACAAGGTAGATACGACGGCGGCGTTGGGCGACTCCGAAATATTGCGCGTCGACAACTCGATATGCCACGCTCCATCCTGTTGCCAGATATACGTCGGCATAGGGCCACTTACCGTCATCAGGCGCAGGCACCTCAGTTCCCGGCGCGACGATCCCGACGATCGCGTCGAGCACCGCTTTGAAATCCTGTCCTCCGTTGCTGCTGAACGCGCCCGGGACGTTTTCCCAGACGATGTATTTTGGATATGCTCCATTCGTTGCTTCCCTCATTTGCCGCACGATTCGGATCGCTTCATGAAACAAACCGGATTGCGACCCTGACAATCCCGCACGCTTTCCCGCAACCGACAGGTCGGTGCAGGGCGAGCCAAACGTGATGATATCGACCGGCTCAATCAGCGCGCCGTCGATGCGCGACACGGCGCCCAGATGCCGGATGAACGGCATCCGCTTCGTCGTAACGCGTATCGGGAACGGTTCGATCTCCGCCGCCCATATGGGGCGAACCCCACAGAGTAGGCCACCAAGCGGAAATCCACCGCTGCCGTCGAATAGGCTGCCAAGCGTCATTTCACGCATTGTTAACCTCTGAATACGATGTTTTCACACCATTGCGCAACAGAACGATATCCGCCGATGAACCGATCTGCTCGATATACCGTTTCACGATGACGTCGCAGTACTTCTCATCCAACTCGATCATAAGGCAAATCCGATCCGTCTGTTCGCAGGCGATCAGGGTACTGCCGCTGCCTCCGAAGGGATCGAGCACAATGCAATTCGCCATGCTGGAGTTCAAAATCG